CCTCCGCCGCTAATGCGTCACGGGTGGATTAATAGCACCTATGCGCCTACGAAACAATAGCCCCGTCGGACACACGACGCCAGTTTGTGCCGTCGCTCGTCGCCAGAGTGCGTCCACCTGTTTCGTTGGACACGATAATGACGCCATTGTCATAGGTGGCGGCAGAAGGAACGCCTGCGACGGCGTATTCGGGAAAAATAGGAGGCGTGCCGAATGTCTTGTTCGTCAGGGTCTGCGCGCCGGTCAGGGTGGCCACAACAGTCGCGTCGATCGCCACATCGTCGGCGTTCACCGTTATCCCCGTGCCCGCGCCCACAGTGAACGTGCGATTAGCGCTGATGTCGCCGCCTCCGGTCAATCCTGCCCCAGCGGTCAATGTCACCGACGCATGATCGGTATTGCGCGTGCTGGACGTGTCCAGGGCAACATCGTCGGCATTTACCGTGATTCCGGTTCCTGCGCCCACAACCAATGTCCTGTCCGCCGACAGGTCGCCCGTGCCGGTCAGCCCCGCTCCGGCCGTGATCGTCCTGCTCGTGGGGACGGCGCCAATGGCCGCTGGCGTGATCGTGACATTAGCTGCCGCCGAAAGCCTGCCATATGCGTCAACCGTAAAGCTCGCGACCTGCGAGGCAGAGCCATAGGACGCCGCCGCGACACCGGTCGCTGACAGGGCGACCGTCAAGGACGACGCCCCGCTGGTGAAGCTCAGCCCCGCCCCCTGGGTCAACACCTTGTCGTTATCAAGCGCTGCCGTAGTGGAATAGGTGAGGGTGGGCGCGGCCTTCATGGCTCCGACCGCATCCCCGCCAAGAATGTCGTGGGTGCGCGCGAAAAACCGGTACCATTCCGGTTCGATCGAAACCGTGACGCGCTGACCGCCGACTGTCGCAAACCCTATCGCCGCGCCGGGAGGGTTGAGCGCAAAGCGAGCCATCTATCGCGCATCCACAAGATAGCCGTAGGACGCGCGGCGCACCGGGTCCGTCATGACGATCTTGAACTGGCGCTGACGGAACTGCCCCAGTCGACGCCAGATCGCGCGGGTCCGGTACTGGCCGATGCCCCCCATCGTGCGCCACATCTCGTTCGACCATGTGTGCCCGCCATCGTCGGAATAGGTCAGCATCGCCTGCGGGTCGGAACCCTGCCCGGAATTCAAGCCCGAACCAGCCTCGCACAGATACTCAAAACCATAACAGGTCAGGCGGCGGCGATCCTGGCTCTCGACCGTCGGGAGCGTGATCTCCATCGAGATGGTGTCGCCGTCCTCGGTGAATATGTCGGGATCGGGCGTGTAGAGCTTCGTCCCGGTGTGGTCGGCGAATACCGTGGTGCCATAGACGCTTTCAGCAAACCCCACGCGCCAGTTCGCCATGGCGTCGGATTTGCGCTCCGCCCAAAGGCCGGTGGAGACATCGAGGGCATGGGTGCCCACGTCGGTACAGAGCACATAGAACTTATGTCCGCCTTGCGTGTGCGTAAACGCCCAGAAGTCGGTCGCGTCCTCGATCGCAGTTTCTATGGCGTGGGTGGAGACCCGGATCGGCGAATAGCCGTCCAGCCGGTAAATAATCCGGTCGTCCCCGATGAAATAGACGCTGTTGTCCATCTTGACGATAGCGTCGCGAGCAAGGCATCCGCGCTCGATGAACGCATTGCCCTGCCGCTCGAACGGAAAGTCCGATGCCCCCGAGTTGTACCATATCTCGATTGATCGCTTGCCGTAGAACTGGACCTCGCGGTGATCGACCATGACGCCCACCAGGCTGTCCGGCGAACCCTCCACGGTCGCTATGTCGAGCGGGTCGTGAGTGACCGCGTCGTTGAGCGAGGATATGACAAACTGGTCGCTGTCGGCAACGGTCCAGAGCATGTAGCCGTCGCTATAAGCGACATCGGAAACGGCAGCTGGGAGGTTGGCTGGCGTTGTAACGACGCCTCCGGAATAGACATAGCCGACATTGGACGAAACAATGCCGATCTCTGTTCCGTTGTCGGCCATCTTGACGCGACCAGTGCCGGGTATTGACCCGAGACTGGTAGCCACGCCCGCGCTTGAAACCGAATACAGCGCATTCCCGGCAACCACATAGAGCGTATCGCCCATCCGGTGGGTCCCGCGTGGGGTGGCGCCCAAGTCGCAAAATTCGACAAGGCCGGGGATTGCCATAACCATGAACAGGTCGCGCTGGTCGCCATCGCCCCGCTCGGCGAAGCAGTTGACCAAACCTGCCCCGCCCCAGTGTCCGTAGCGGCCGACACTCGACTGGATCGCTGGCTTCGTTTTTGTCAGCACCATCCCGCCTCGGGCTGGAGGAACAGGCTGGCGGGCTCATTGTCCCACGATTCCATTTCGGCCTTGTACTGCGCCGCGCGCGCCGCGATCTCGCTCCTGATGTCGGGCGGCGTGCCGTATTTGAGCGCCAGTTGCTCGGCCAACGCGTAGGACAGCGCCTGCAGCCATTCCTGCGGCAGATCAGCGTCGTCCGATGATCCGTCGAAATCATCCATCCGGCGCACCCACGTGACCCTGAGCGTGTCCGTGGAGGCGAAAGACGTGGACGGGCGCGGCCAGATGTAAAGCGTTCCCGTGGTCGTCTGGGGGTCGTAATAGAAGCCGTTGGGGATGGAATCGACCGTCTTGTTCGGGGTCTCTTCATATTCCTGACGGCTCAACTCGATAAGCGGCGTGTCGAGACTGGACGAATCCCGCCTGCGAACGGACAGGACCCGCAACGGCTTTTCGCTGAACAATGTAGCGAGCGCGTAATTGGCCTGAGACGCAACCGGGGTAACCGCCGTTTCGGTCTTGAGCCACAAATGCTCGTTCGCCGACCACGCCTTGATGATGAGATTAAGCGAACGACGGGCGCGGCTGTACATGTCGGCGGCAATGGCCTCGCCCTCGCTACCGATGCCGCAGATGTCGAACGCTTCGGCGATCAGGTCGTTGGTGACGAGGTTGAAGTCGATGCTTCCGGAAACGCTCACAGTGAATCCGCCGTTACTTCGTTGGTGCCGAGAAACACGTCGACACTTTCCGGGCTGGCATTATTGAGCCGCATGTCGTCACGCCTGCCGCGCACAAAATCCTGCGGATTACGCTTGTCCACGAACCGCCGGTGGACAAGCTGCCCGTCCCAGTTCCTGACCAGCTCGTCCGCCGGGACCTTGAAGCCTGAGAATGCACAGAGTCCCTGGGGCTTATAGTTTCCAAGGTGATCGTGCATGGCTCACCCCCTCAATAAAGCGCGACAATCCCGGTCGCTGTGGTCCCCGTGGAATAGACCCGCGTGACCTGCCAGGCGTGCTCACCCGCAACAGCCGCCGTCATCTTCACGTTCGTGCCGTAGCCCGCCCCATCGATGTACACGTCCCCGGCCACCCCGATGTAAATCCCCCGGGTGGCCGGAATGATCGTGGCGTCGCTCGGCGTTACAGCGACAAAGCCATACGCCGAGGCGACATCCTTGCTGCGACCTGCCATTGCCTACTCCCCAACGGTCCAGCCATTCCGGCGCATAATCGCCTTGATGGCCTCCAGTTCCTTCTCAAGGCGCGCGATGCGATCCTCGGGCTTGTCAGTCTTGCTCTGCATGGGCGCGACCTCCTTATGCATCGGTGCTGGCCGTCCAGTTGATGAGCATTCCCTTCTCGCCAGCCAGGTTAACCACGTAGACAGGGTCCTGCACCACAAACGTGGCGCCGGTCACCGCCTCGGTGATGTTGGCGGCGTTGTCGTTCACGCGGATGTTGACATCGGGGCCGATCTGCCCGGTCGAAGCCGTGATGGTGTCGACGATGAAAATATCCGCCGCGTTGCGGGTGCGGAAGTACTCGAACTTGTGGACCAGCAGGTCAGTCGTCGCCGTGGTGCGAACATCGATCCCGCCCACCGCGAAGTTGCCGTCCATGTAGCGACCGACGATCTCGATATGGTCGCCGCCAACGATGGCGATGCCGGCATTGGTCCCTGCCGCCGTCGCACCGTCGTAGTCGTTCACGTCGATGAATAGGCGGTCTGCCGTGGCCGCCGTCACGACGCAGTCGGTGCACTGGCCGGTAACATCGCGGTAGTTGAGCTGGAGCGCGCAATCGGCACCGGAAATGGTGAACACGGCCACGATCGCATCAACCCCGCCGGTGACGAGGCAATTCCAGAACACGCAGTTGTTGGCGGACATCGTAATGGTCGATGCCGTGGCGGTCAGGTTGAACGTGGGGCGGTTGGAGCCGCGACCAAGGCCGACAACGGCCACGCCTGCGACATCGATGGCGAGCGCGGTTGCTGTCGCGATAGTTTCGGCATGACCGGGTTTGATGAAAATGATGTCACCACGGTTGGCGACACACTGGCCGACCGCATAGTCGAGGGTGCTGAACGGCGCGTCGAACGTGCCTTTGTTGCCGTCCGAGCCGCCCTTCTGACCCGGAAGGAGGGCGGTGCCGTTGTAGACCCAGAACACCTTGCCGGGGTTTGTAACCGTCAGAGG